ATTCTTGAACCACTTCATTCGAGGTGTGCTGTAATTGATTTTGCAATACCTGCTAATCAAAAGAAATTTGTAGCAGGTAAATTCTTTGAACGTCTTAAATTTATCCTTACCAATGAGGGTATTGAATATGATGAGAAGGTATTACCACAACTGATACTTAAGTTCTTCCCTGACTGGAGGAGAACACTTAATGAGTGTCAACGTTATGCCATAGGTGGTGTAATAGACAGTGGTATATTATCAAGTTTAAGTGAGGTTAAGTTCAGTCAGTTAACTAGTTCACTTAAGAATAAAGAGTTCACTACTGTAAAGAAGTGGGTCTCTTCTAATTTGGATAATGAACCATCTCATATATTCAGATCAATATATGATAGTTTGTACAGTTATCTAGAACCTGCAACTATCCCACAAGCAGTATTGATTATTGCTAAGTATCAATACCAGTCAGCATTCGTTGCTGATCAAGAAATAAATCTCTTAGCAGCATTAACCGAAATTATGGTGGAGTGTGAATTCAAATGAATGTAAAACTAATTAGAATGTGGTCTGGTGAAGATGTAGTAGCAGACCTTGTTAAAGTGACAGATGAATTTATTACAATTGCTAATCCGATTGTAGCAGTTCCATCTCAACAACAAGGTCAAATAGCATTTGCTCCTTGGTCACCTATTCTCAAAGACAGTGAAACCCAAGTAGATGTAACTACAAAATATGTTGTGTATATTGCAGATACACAAGATGCTATTATTGAGCAATACAATTCAGAGTTTGCTCCTGTTGCAATCCCACCCAAAAGGAAACTTATTTTATAATTATGAACGATCTTACAAATGCTTGGAACTCAATGACTTACGTTGAAGGGTTCCTTTTTTCAATCTGGATAGTTGGTTTATACTATATAAAACTACGAATGGACAAGTGGTATCATATCACTGTCGAAAAGAAAACGGTTCACCGTGTGAGAGTGGAATCTGATTCCCACCTTGATGTCGAAAATCACAATCATTCTTGGTAACTATGCCTGTATATAGAGATTACGAGATCAGAATCAACTTAAATGAGTTGATAGAGAAAAGGATTCCATGCTGTGACTTATTACATCCTGATCACTGTTTCACTGAATCACAAGTGGCACAGATAGCACATGACATTAACATGGACTTGGATCTACATCCAATTTACCATCAGATAGACGAACATATTATGAGGTATGTTACTGCTGCTGGTATAGACAATTCAGATCATTGGGTAGAGCCACGATTACCAGATTTAGATGAAGATTAGCGTAGTAGGTGCAGGTACAGCAGGTTGCTTTACTGCATTGCATTTTGCATGGTACCTCAGGAATTATCCTGAGCACGAGGTAGAGTTAATTTACAACCCAAAGGTACCACCTGAAGTGGTAGGTCAAGCATCTCTCTTGGATCCTCCAAGAATGCTTTGGTCTGCTACTTCTTTTAATTGGTATAATAATCCCATACATGCTACTTTTAAGAGTGGGATATTATATGAAGGATGGGGTAAGAAGAATGATAATTTTTTCCATGACTTTCCTGCCAACAGTATGGCAATGCATTTTTGCCCATGGGAAATGCAAGAGCATATATTAAAGTCAGGACAGTTTAAGGTAGTAGAAGATGATGTCTCTCCATATGATGTTGATTCAACCTATGTCTTTGATTGTAGAGGTACACCGAAAGATTTAAGTGACTATGATAATTTAACTAGTGCTGTTAATGCATGTATTCTTGCTAGACCTTTCTTTAATACTTCAAAACAACATTGGACTAGATCAGTAGCAACACCAGATGGTTGGACTTTTATAATACCAACTTCAGAGAAGTCACCTGCTAGGGATGGATCTGTTGGTTATTTGTATAATGATAAGATAACTTCTAAAGAGGAAGCACAGAAGAACCTATTAGAAATGTTTGATGTTGAAGTAACTAAACATGTTACTTTCAATAGTTACGTTGCAAAGAATCCTATAGTAGATGGTAGGGTCTTTTTAAATGGTAATAGATTATATTTCTTAGAACCAATGGAAGCATCATCTACACAGGGATACTTACAGTTTGCTAGAAATATATTTAATCATTACTTATCTGGTGAGATGAATGCTCAAAAGATAGAGGATGATATGAAAACTTATATAAAGCGTAGTCAAGATTTTATACTATGGCATTATAGGGAAGGTTCTAAGTATGATACTCCTTTCTGGAAACATGCTACTCAACTAGCATGGGAACCTGATGAATGCTTTGGTGAGTATATGGACTTTGCTAAATCTAATGATAGAAATGATGCAGTACCTGAGGGGTATGGTGGTAAGGGTATGAGACCATCTAAACCTACTCTTAGTAATGATGGGTATGCTCAGTGGTCTACCTATGCTTTTAAGAACTGGGTGGACAATACACATAAGTAATGCTATAATATCCTTATGTTTAAATAGACCATGATTTTTCTCTCATGTCCACCAGTGTACCATTTACCTGGTACTTGGAGTGATCCAGATAAGATTGCTAAATGTCAGGAGACATTAATTAAGCATGGGAACTTAGATCCTCAATATGGATTTGTAGTTTTTATTGTAGTAATGCTTCTATTTGTAGTAGGGTATGGATTGTACCTTACCTTTGGACCAGGTGGTAAGGATCTTAAAGATCCTATAAAAGAACATGCACGTATGCATGAATTAGGAATAGCTCATGGGCATACTCCTAAAACAAAGCATGACTGAATTCCCTATTCATTATGATGGTGAGGTACTTCCCTTACCATGTTTCTTTGGAATAGATGATGAGTTACACCATGGAGAATGGGCACTATGTAACTCATCATATTCATTTGATAGCAGACCACCAGTTATGTGGGTTGGTCCTGAACAGAGTAGAGTAACTTACAAAGACAATCTCTGTTGGGGAATGAGATGGGAACATGATAAGCAACAGTTCCTACAAGCTGCTACTATTATCAAGATGAAGATACAAAAGCATATCAAGAAAGATATTCGCTTATGTAAGATTCATGTAAATGGTCAAACCTTTGGTCAGATCTCTACCTTTCATAAAGATTTCAAACAAGATTGGGTATGGACTTTTGTTCTCTTTACCAATATGGAATGGAATCAAGAATGGGGTGGAGAATTTATATGTACTAAAGATGATAAGTATTATCATTATCCATATGTACCAAATAGAGGAGTTTTAATTCCTTCTAATTGGGAACACAGAGGTGCTTCTCCCAATAACTCAACTGACAAATTAAGAACCACTATTGGTTTTTCATATGTACAGGCAGATAAGTGGGATGAATTAATAGATTCATTAGCATCAACTAGTAAAACTAAATCGAGATTTTTATCATGACGGAAGATCAAAGAAAATTAAAAGCACAAGTTAAATCCAGATGGTATTATATCTTCTGGGGTGCTGCAACTGTATCAGTATTTGCTGGTCAGATTTTTGTGGGAAATGGTTTCCGTAGAATGGCAGAATCATTTGATAGAATTGTAGATGGTATAATTATTGAAATGGAAAGAGACAACACTTTTTATTACTAAATGAAGTACACTACACCTCTTCGCTATCCTGGTGGTAAATCCAGAGCGATTAAATTCTTGTCAAAACATTTACCTCATATAGAAAATTACAGAGAACCTTTCCTCGGTGGTGGTTCTATGGCACTGTACGTTACACAAACTTATCCTAACACTGAAGTGTGGGTAAATGATCTTTATTATCCTCTGTATGCCTTCTGGACAACTCTTAGAGATAATGGACAGAAGTTGTGTAATGATCTAAGAGAATTAAAGACAGAACTGGGTGAGAGTTATGATGCACATAGAGAAGCATTTGATAATGCTAAGGACAAATTAAACAATGATGTATATGAGTCAGGGTTTAATTTCTATGTTGCAAATAAATGTTCCTTTAGTGGTTTGACTGCTAATAGTTCATTCAGTAAGCAAGCATCTAGACAGAACTTTACCTTTAGGGGGATAGATAAACTTCCTGCTCTTGGTGAATTGATTAGAGGGTGGAGAATTACTAATAATAATTATTCAGAAATGCTTTGGGGTAAGGATTCATTTGTATTTTTAGATCCACCATATGCTATTAAAGATAATTTGTATGGTACTAAAGGTAAGTTGCATAAACAATTCGATCATGAAATGTTTGCAGTAGAAGCATGTGCTTCACAACAGCAATGTATGATAACATACAATTCAGAATTGTATATTAAAGATAGGTTTCCAAACTGGTATCAAAAGGATTGGGATTTAACCTATACCATGAGATCTACTAACACTTACACAGCAGATCAAAAGAAACGTAAAGAACTTCTTCTATTAAATTATGAAACACAATCACAGCTTGACGGAATATCTGAAGTCAATCAACGAGACAAAGCAAAACCTGCTTGATTCAGAAGATCCTACTTGGGAAAAGGAATACCCTGCATGGGTAGTAACAAAATGTATGGCATCTCATTACGACACTGTGTTGTTAGCTAATGAGATGAATTTGTATTATGAATTACCAAACAAACTTCAGTACGATTTTTATATAAATACCGTTAGGAAAAGAAAGCGTTTTTCTCCATGGGAGAAGAAAGTTAAATTAGAGGATCTTGAGACAATCAAAACGTACTATAACTATAGTACCGAAAAGGCACAAGCAATCCTTAAAATCCTAAACAAAGATCAAATTGATCACTTGAAATCGAAATTAAACCGTGGAGGAAAAAATAATGTCCCAAGTAGCTGAAGTTCAGTGGACACGTGATAGTATGGTAGAGGTGAAACTTTCTCAACCAGATGATTTTCTAAAAGTAAGAGAGACCTTATCAAGGATAGGAGTTGCTTCTCGTAAAGAAAAGAAACTATATCAATCGTGTCATATACTACACAAGCAGGGAAGGTACTACATAGTACACTTTAAAGAATTATTTGCATTGGATGGTAAGACAGCAAACTTAACTCAGAATGATGTGCAGCGTCGTAATCGTATCGCTCAATTATTATCTGACTGGGGTTTGGTATCCATTGTAGATGATGAAGCAATAACAGATATAGCACCACTCAACCAGATCAAAGTCCTGGCCTACAAAGAGAAGAATGAGTGGGAATTAGAGTCGAAGTATAATATAGGTAAAAAGAAAACTACACCTGCTTTGGTATAAATAGCAGAAGTTACTTCTGTATAAATGTCTGAAGATGTAAAGAAGGAAGAACCTAAAAAGAAAGGTATCTTTAGTAAGTTAAAAGAAGCCACAGATGATAAAGAAGAGCAACTGGCTATTCTTAGTACATTTGTACGCCTCGGAATTTTGATTTGGAGTGGTGGAATCCTGACATTAGCGTACGTGGATTTGCCCCCCGCACTACAAATACCTAAGCAAGACCTAGATCCGACCTTCATAGCTTCGGTGTTTACTGGAGTTTTAGCTACTTTTGGCGTTCAGACAGCAAATAAAAAGAACAATGGTACCGCAGCTGTACCATCCCCTCCTGCTGCTGGTGCAGGTGGTATAACTAAAGCTGATATTGAAAGATTGATTGCTGCAGCAAAAGAAACTGCACCTACTCAAACCATTAGAGTTGAACAAGGACCAATCAAGATCGTTACTGACGATTCAAAAGAAAACTATAAACTATAGGATAGAACCATGTTACAAAAACTAGTAAATGTACTTGCTGTTGCGTCTGCTGCTGTATCTGTTGCCGTTGTTGGCAGTGGGGTATATGTATACCTCAACAAGGATGCAATCATAGACAACATTAAGAAGGAAGCACTTGGTGGACTAGGTGGTATTGCTGGTGGTGCTGGTGGTGCTCTTGCAGTACCCCCTATTGCACCTACTGCAGGATTAGGATTACCAACACCAGGAAGTCCTTTATAGGATCTCGTAATGGAAATTCGTGATATCTCTCTTGGGGATGTTCAGATAAGAGATCTGAATGTTCCTCAAGTTCATGTATGGACTGTTGGTAATTATTATACAAGAGTTCCAGCACACCCTATCGTAGAGAGGGTAGGAACTCCTATCATAAACATACCTGGATGTGTAGAGGCACACGAACAGAATAGGAAAGGTAATTTTGCTATAAACACGGACGATGAAAACGGCATAAAGGTATTCTGTGATGCCTCTATGCCGTCTTTTAATGCAATGAATTTTGAACCTGAGCAATTATTATTAACACAACCAGCAAAGGTACCCAGGATCCCTCCTCCACCCGATGCAGATATTGATACACCAGAGACACCTAAGGTGGAAGGAGATCCCCCATGTCCTGGACCTAGGGATCCTAGAATAGGTGATGCTTCACAGAGTGGTAAGGAAAAGGTTGTTGGACATGAATTACAACCTAACCCACAAGGAAATAATCTTCCAAAAATCTGTGTGGTATTATATGAGGATAAAACTATACCAGAACAGTATCTTCCAGCACCTCAAGTTGTAGCTACCACAGCTGCTATCGCTGCTACGGCAACGACATCGGCTCTATTAGCAAAACCTCTTGCTGATGCTCTTCTGAAGGTGGTGAAGCCTGCCGTGAAAAAACTGATTGGATCCATTCAACGGATTCTCGGAAAAACCCCTGATCATCCTTCTCGGTCTGATGTGAGGGCGAATCGTTTTCGTGAGAAGAAAGGTCTACCTCCTTTAAAGAAGGTGAAGAAGAAGTAACTTCAATAGTATGTGTATGCTGTGCCACTACACCAGGTGGATTTACTATCATAACGTCAGAGCATACCTTTGCATACTCGGTTCCTGGCTTGAACATTATCCCAAGCTTCATTAATTCTCCACAATTTTTTAGACGAGCTATTTCAAAATCCAATCTCTTATTAGCAGTATTTTGTTGAACTGCTGCATCGTGTGTATTAGCAGCTGTCTTACATAATTCTTGTAGTTCCTTATCTAGTGGTTTTGACCATGTAGCACTAACTCCCAATGATAAGTTATAGCTATCTGTCTGTCCAGTTCTAGTTGGAACGTAGTAAAGTATATTTCCTGGGTTATCTATCTGCCCATCGTCGTCAGCGTCATGGATGTCGTAGACAGGATCATCATAGTATCGTTCAAATGGTCGCTGTACAGACGCTGCTCCAGTCGCAAATGGTGTAATATTTAACGTTGGTCCTTGACATTGTATACCACCACCATAAGTATTAGTTATATATGGACCTTGGAGAACCTGTATAGCTTGGTTTGTGACACTTCCTGAACTGTTCGCTATTGGATTAGCTGTTGCACTTACACCCCCTACAGTTTCCGCCAGTGTGACAGGGGCAGTCGCAAGTTGAGTTAGACATAGTGCTATTGTTGGAATATACTTGTTGTGTCGGTGACGCTTGTTACCGTTGTTGTTCTTTGTATTACTGTGTGGTTCATTAGCCCAGCTCCAGTATAACTTTCTACCATGGAGAAACTTGCTCCAGGTGTTGATAGTTTGAAATGAGGTTTTGAATCTAGATCCAGATTTGTCCATGTTGAATTCACACCATTAATTGCGTTTGTGGTACTAGTATGATCAGGTGGTGTTATATCTGAACCACCATCAACTTCGATGCCATGGCCAGACACACTATACGTAAATCCTGTATTATAATCCATACTATTTATCGTCTCCACTACAGTGGAAGTCGTCTCCGTGTGGCTCGTCATTGAGCCCTGGGTAAAATTTGGGATCACGGGGACCGCCCTCACAGCAGCAGGTAGCAGAAATGCTCCCACCACAGTGAGTGCAGAATATGAGATTATCTTTCCAGAACTCATGATCTTTTATGCCTCCCACTACTTGATGGTAAGCTCGCTCACAAATTG